CGCTCTCCAGCAGCGACTATATCGTCAGTTACCGCGACAACCCGAGCTGCATTTCCGAGGCTTACAGTGCCACGTGGCCTGATACGAGGAACTATGAGAATGACGTCACTGTCACGTATACGGTAGGCACCACGGCTACACCAGTCACCGTGAAGCATGCCGTCAATATGCTCGTGGGCCATTGGTACAACAACCGCGAGGCGATGTCGGATAAATCAATGCAGGACGTACCGTTAGGTTTCCTGGCCTTGGTGGCACCGGAGATGATCGAACGCTATGGTTAGCCTGCCGTCTGGTTCACTACGTCATCAGGTAACGCTGCAACGGTTCGTGCAGTCCAGCACGGACGACCGCGGCCATCCCGTCGGTTCCTGGGAGGATGTCGCCTATCTGCGGTGTTCCATTTCGCCGGTCGGCCCGCGGGATGCGGATATCGTGAACCAGTTATATCACGAGGCGACGCACGTGATCTGGATGCGCTACCACACGGGAGTCAACATCGACACGCGGCTGGCGTTTGGGGATCGCAAGTTCCATGTGGGCCACGTGGCCAACATCGACGAACGCAACGCAGTGCTCAAGCTATTGTGCACGGAGGTAGTGTGATGGCGGAAGCCAGCGTGAGCATCAAGTTACAAGGCGTGCAGCAGGCCGTGGCGGCACTCTCTCGCATCGAGCGCACTGCCCGAAGGCGGGCAGTCACCGCCGGCGTGCGGGCCGGTAACAAGATTTTGCGTACCAGGGCACGCAGTGAGGCACCTGCCAAGACTGGCGCCCTGCGCAAAAGCATCAACGCGTCCGTCAATATGGATCAGGCCACGGGCACCGTTATCGGCACCATTTACGCCGGCAAGGCCACGAAAGCCATGACGAAACGCGGCCAGACGGCCTATTACGCGCACATGGTGCACGGCGGCACTCGGCCGCATGCCATCAATCGCCGCGTCAAGATCGGCGGCACTTACACCTACGTGTCGCAGCATCCAGGTTCCAGGCCAAATCCCTTTATGGAGCGGGCTATGACAGCCAGCGCCCAGCAGGCGATTGCTGCGTTTACCACGGCATTCGGTGCCAAGGTGGAGGAGGAGGTATCGCTGCGATGAGCGCCAGCGTAGACATTCGGAATTACCTCACGTCGGACACGACGGGCGTCTATTACTACGTGGCCAGTAGGGTGTATCAGAACCATGTGCCCAATGTGGGAACGCTGCCGTTCGTGTGGTTCCGGCGCCGAGGTGTCGAATACCTTAACTGCCTCGGGGAAACGGAAACAAAGCCCTGGCGGGAGTTCTTCGATATCGAGTGCGTGTCCGAAACGATGGAAGAGGCAGAGGATGTGGCGGACGCTGTGCGTGCCCGACTGCATTGTGCTCGCGGCGCACTGGGCAGCACTGGCACCGTCTACAACTGGGTGGATGTCCGCGATCAGTCGGATGATTATGTGCCAAGAAACATGCAGGCCGATGAGGTGCTGCACGTCGTGAGTTTGGATGTGGAAGTGTGTAACGTTTAAGGGGTGCCAACATGGCCAAAACGAGATGGACGGGGCGCGGTGCCGTGGTGGGCACCTACAGCACGAGCAACAGCAGTTTCACGCCGGCTGGGCTGGCAAGGAGTATTACGCCCCCGCCGCAGGAGAAAGGTGCAATCGACTGCACGGGAATGGAAGACACTTACGTGGTGGTCCGGCCAGGTCTGGAGCAGGAAAGCGTGTTTACATTTACGGCGCTGCAGGCCAGCACAGACACGGTAGACGCGGCGATCGTTACCGCCTATGGCGCCCACACGGAAAAGAACTGGTACGTCCGGCGCTATATTGGCGAGCAGATGTGGACGACGAAATTCAAAGGCTACGTCACGGCAATTCGTCCGCAGCAGTTCACGGGCAACGATCCGGTGACGTGGGAAGTGCAGGTGCACCGCACCAGCGCCATCACGCACAGCGTCAGCAGTTAACCACGATAAGGAGGTATCTATGTTGCAGGACTTAGACAGGCCCGAAATCGAGTACGAATACCAGCCTTGGCAGCGCGTGGTGAAATTCCGCGTGCTGTCGGCTGGTCAGTTCGCGCAGGTGATGGGTGCCATGACGGATGCGAACGCCGACGACAAGGCCGCGCAGATCGCCACCATGAGCCAGATCTGCGCCATGGGGATCGTGGACCCGCAGGCCACGGCGGACGAATGGAAAGAGGTAACCATCGAAACGCTGATGCATCTCGGCAATAAGGTGCTGGCGACGACCACGAAGGAGGCCGCGGAGAAGGTAAAAAAAAACTAGCGGAACAGCCGTGGCTGCATTTCCTGTATCGGTGGTGTTTGCAGTTTCGCATTGTGCATCCCGGCAGAATTACTGAGCACTTAACACAGGACGAACTGGGTGATTGGTGGTTGTATTATCAGTGTGATCCGTGGGGGGATCAGCGAGCGGACTGGCGTTCGTTCATGTCAGCGTGTGCACCCTACGCTAAAGATGTGCAGGCGGAATGGCCTTACACCGAGGAACCGTTTAGCGCCGACGAGTTACGCGCCGCAGTGGAGCAGAAGTGATGGCTAAGACCGCCGCCAAGATTTCGATTCAGCTCGAAGCGCAGACCGCCACGCTGAAGAAGGGATTCGACGAGGCGAAGGCGGCCATCAACGGACTGAGCGGATCGATGGCTGGCAGCGTGGCTAAAGGCATGGCCATGTTCAACGCCGCGCTGTTTGGTGTTCAGACGGCCCTCAATGCCGTGCAAGGCGCCGTCGCGTCCGTCTGGTCCGCCATGCAAGCAATGGGCCAGTCTACCGACATGGCGGCGAGATTGGGCATTACCGAGGATGCCCTAGAGACGCTGAAGTTCGCCGCCGATCAGGCCGGCTCATCTGCCGATGGTATGGTGTCGGCGCTGGATAAGATGAAAAACAGCGTCGCGGAGGCCGCACAGGGAACTGGCGCGGGTGCCAAGGCACTTCAGGAATTAGGGCTGTCGGTGACCGACATGATGGCCATGTCGCCCGACGAGCAGTTTGCAGCAATCGCCGACGCCATCCAGGGCGTGTCCAACGAGTCGGACATTACCAGATTGGCGATGGATCTATTCGGCCGCTCCGGTGCCGATCTGATACCGATCCTCAAAGGCGGCTCCGAGGGACTGAGTGAGTACAGCGCAAAGGCAGCGGAACTGGGGATTCTGCTCGGCGATTCACGGGCAGATGCGGACGAAGCCGCAGATGCTGTGAACCGGATGAAGCTCGCCTGGGGTGGCATCGTCAATCAGATCGCCATTGCGGTGGCTCCGGCGTTGGAGGCAATTGCCGACGCGCTGGCCACGGTGTTCGGATGGTTTAATCGCCTCATGGGACGTGCCCAAGGTGCCACTGGCGAAGCCAAAAAATACCGCAACCTTGTCACGAAGATCAGTATCGCCGATCCCCTGGCAGAAAAAGAGAAAGAGGCAGCAGCGGAAGCAGCTCGTGTCATGGAAGAGGAAATGGCCCGAGCGGCTGAATCCATCAAAAGCCGTGGCGAGTCAATTTCCACGAGCCTGCGCACGCCCGTAGAGATTTATCGGGATACGATCGCTGAACTAAATATGCTCGTTGAAAAAGGTGCCATCTCCTGGGACACGTATAACCGCGGCGTCCGCAAGGCTGTCGAGGAAATGGAGAAAGGCAAAGATACACTGCAGGGCTACGACACGCCAGCGATTGGTGCCGTGACACGCAATAGCGCCGCAGGATTCTCAGCCTTTCAGGAGAGCAAGCGTCAGCGGGAAGACGACGACAGGCGGCACAAAGAATCCATTGAGTGGTATCGCAGAATCGAGGAGGCGGTGCGAGCCAGTAGCCTGGTGCTGGCGCCGGTGAAATTATGAGCGGCACAGCATTAAGCACGATGCATCGCGCGGCAGAGGCCTCTGTCGATGCCGAAGGCAAGATACATTACACGGTATATTACCGTGTCAGCATGAGCAGCGCCGGGGATGGGCCGCAGCAGGTGCTGATGTACCTGGAATCACAGGGCATCATGTGGGGCATCAGCTACGATTTCGCCAACGACAGCGATATCGGCACGTTCTGCGATGGCATCCAGGTGCGGCGAATTCCCAGCTCCACGACGGAATGGGAAGCGACAGTCAGTTACGGCCCACCGCAGAAGATGCAGGACGACGACGGTAACCCGTCTGACGAGCCTGCCAACTGGCGATGGCAGATCGACATGGGGTATGCCACCTGGCAGGAGGCAGTGTGGAACGCTTATAACGAAACGCCATTTCCGCATCCGTATCAAACTGGCACAGCCGCGTGGGATTGTTTCACGCGAACCTCGGGCACTTATGGCCCTGTGGTGAATAGTGCCAATGTTGTACTTGATCCTCCCTTGATGCGTGACATGTTCGACACGGTAATCCGGATCACCACTTATTCGTTGACGCTGGATATGTTATATCCGTACACGTACATGGGAACCATCAATAATGACGCGGTTCGCTGGAGTGCGTACATTCGCAACGTCCACCAGCTATCCACGCATACATTTCTCACGAACACCTTGAAATGCACCGATGCCAGCGCTATCTCAAGAGTCTACGAATACAAGCAGCAGGGCTTTCAGGTTCGCATACCATACTGGGAGTGGAACTGGGAGTTTCGCTATCGCTGGATCGGGTGGAATGAAGACGTGCTGGATCGAGGTATAACGCAATTCCCTAAATCCACAGGCACCGATCCGCGGCAGTTAACTGAGGGGACTGCGCCTGTTGGTCCGGCGCTGGACTCAGACGATCGGCGAGTTCCTGAGTTGGTAAACTTCGACGGTAAAGGCTATCCGCTGCTGCCATCGGACGATCGCTGGGTGGAGGGTTACTCTTTTAAATGGCGCAAGGATTACGAAGCGAGCTTCATCTATCCAGCTATACCGTTTAACTTTTTTGAAGAGGTGGTGTGATGTCCGATGAAATCAGTTTCAATCTGCGTTTCAATGTGGAAAACGGCACGTACAAGCCTGGTGCTATCAGTATCTCTGGGTTGAATATCGATCAGTCCGCCCAAGGTGCCGTGGAGGGCATCCACACCGCTACCACCAGCGAGAACAACGCTATCGCGGCTACTGGGCTGACTGATCCTGGCGTGCTGTTTTTGCGCAACGTGGAGTCCTCGACCGCCAAAATCTGCTCATGGGGATTTACCACAGGCCAGATGTATGCTGAGCTGCGCAGCGGCGAATTCGCCGTAGTGCGTACCACGACGGCCGCTGGCACTGCGGGCATCATCACCAAATGCACGGCAGGTGCTGGCGGCTGCAAGGTACATTATCGCTGGCTAGAAGACTAATATGGCCAAATATCCGATCATCCATCCGGACTCATTGCGTGTGCTGTCCGGTCAGGTCCAGCGCATGCAGCAGGAGATCTGGAATCTCCGGCGGCGGCTGAGTGCGTTCCGTTGCGAACTGGATGATCCGAGCACAAGCGCGGCGCAAGTAATGTACATTGGCAAAGCCAGCGGTGCCATCAGTGCGGCCACCAGCACTGGCTGTGGGTCGGGCACGGCCATTCGCCATACGAAATGCTGGAGTGCCACGACGGAAAGTTTCACCGTCCTGAATCCGCATGACGTCGAAATCCCAGATACCTGGAAAGTGCGTTGGACGAAATACCCTGGCTGGAACTACGTCGCCTCCGATCCTAGTTACAGCGAAAACGAGTGGATCGTGGAGCCGTGGCAGTTCACCGAATGCCCCACTAGCTAGGAGTCGCTGATGGGCGAGGGCATTCAAATCAAAAAGGGTGACGAGGGCAACGGTATCCAGGTCTGGGGCACGTCGAACAATCCAGGCGACTGGCAAGGCGCCGGTGTTGATACCAATTGCTGCCCGTGCGATTGCGGCTGTCCGGAATTTGAGTCATGTCTGCGGCAGGGTGAGATTCTTAAAGCCACGATCACCAGTCCATGCGAGGATCTTAATGGACTGGTTAAATACCTCATCGTCGGCGAGGGCGACACGCACGAAGGCAATGGCTGCTGGACATTTATGCAAGACAGCGGCTATGGCTACGGCGACTGCCTGATCTTGAATCCAGGCGAGCCAAACCTGCCCTCGCTCATCTGCTGCGACAACGACAGGGAGTTTTGCCCGGACGCCCAAGGCTGCATGCGATACTATCTGGTCTTGCGTGCCTACGAGTGCAACAGCGAACCACAGATAGTCTGCGCCACGAGCTGCTCGTGCGGCGAGTCAGGCAAAGGGTTTTTTCTCGAATTTGCGGATATTCCCTTGGATGGGTTTCCGCAACTCGGCTCTGGTGATCCACCTACCACCTACTATCTCTGCGGCTGTGATTGTGAGTGGCCCACGACAATCACAATTCGTGTCGAGAGACTGTTAGAGTGTTGCTGTACGAACTTGGAAGATCCAGCAGACCCCACATTGCTGGCAACAGTCAATGGACCAGACGGAGACCCCTGCCCAGGAACAATGGAAGGTGCAGACGCAACGTTGACACACGATGATAGTGTGTGTCGCATATGGAACAGCGCGAGTAATCTGTCATTCAATTGTGGTGACGGAGTGACTTACGAATTGGAGTTAGAGATGACCTGTCCACAAGTTGAAGAAGGAGAGGGGACAGTCAGCGGTGGATGTTGTGACGACTTCCAGTTGAAGGTGACGTGCGTGAGTTGCACTGACTGCGACACGGACTATGCGGAGCAGACGGCAGGAGTTGTCAATGACTGTACATGTTTGCCGTTGAATTTGAAATTCGGGCCATATCGGCTGTGGCACGCTGATGGAGACACTGGGTGTGAGTGTAGTGAAGAGTTTTATATTACTGTTGTCGAGAGTCCATGAATCATACAGGCTGTACATGTAAGACACCTGGCTATTGCGAACGTCATGGGTGCGTCAAGACCGAGGCATGGTGGAAGCTGTGCCAGACGCGGGAGGATTACTTCGCGCTGTGGGAGAGCGGCAAGGGGCCGGGGCAAAAAGGCAACGTCAAGGCGAGTGGCAACGGCAAGCCGAGGAAACGGAAGAAACGGTGCGGGGACAAGCACACCAGCAGCATAGCACTGGCCGACTCAGCGACAATTGATACACGCATGGCGACGTGTGCCACGTGCGAACACGTGATGCGGTCGTCTCGGTTACGATGTAAACTGCTTGATCTTGGGTGCAGTCATAAGCTCATGGCCAGGATTAGGTTGCCCGATGGCACATGCCCAGCAGGTAAGTGGTCTGTCGTAAATGGTGCACAGTTGTCAGTCGTGTCGCGTGGAGATGCTGACAGGCGAACTGCTGTATGTTCGACTTGTCACAACTATGTCGGCGACAGATGCAGTAAGTTGCCGCACGCGTCGTTACGAAAGGTTATGTTTGATCCCCGCGTGCGGTGTCCCGAAAACAAATGGATCACGTCAACGCCTGTGGTGTGTCATGGAGTGATACAGCAGCCAGGCAGAGTGGTAATTAAGGGCGTTCGATTGGAACGCAAAGTCATTTGCCAGTCATGCGAGCACTATACCTATGGTGGATGCGCGCAGATCGACAATGGATGCCCTATCTGCTATTACCGTGCGTGGCAGGATGAAGTTCCACGCTGCCCTCAATGTAAGTGGTTAGCACAGTGGAGGCCCGTAGACGACGAGATTGCTGTACGCAGTGACCGTGCTGTAGTTGTTGTCGCTACTGGAAGTCATTTTACCGAACTGTTAAATATCACAGGACCAACAATTGCAGCCTATGCGGAACGCTGTAACGCTGACTACTACGCACTTACGAACACCACGCAAAACTGGTGGGGACTGGAAAAGTTTCGCGTACATCACTTCGCACAGAGATACGAACGCACGCTATTTGTCGATGGAGACATCATTATTCGCAGCAATGCACCCAACTTGTTTGATATGGTGCCACCAGGACGAATCGGAATGCACGACGATTTGCCGCATTTGCCGTACACGCAGTGGATTGAGCCGGATTGGCGATATATGTGCGAATCGCAGGGTAAGCCGTACAGAAACAGCGGAGTTATTCTGAATACTGGGCTGGTAGTGTGCGATAAGACAACGGCGGACATCTGGAGACCACCACAAATGAGTTTTCAACCCACGCATTGTTCGGAGCAGTTCTGGGTGGATGCGGTAGCCATGGAGTACGATATTCATTACCTACCGACGAACGTGAATGTTCAATTCTGGATGCCGCAATTTTGGGGCATGGTAAGAGACGCACACGTCATTCATCTGGCTAACTGCCAACCACATCGACGAATGGTATTAGCCGAGAGGTTGTCCCAATGGTAATCATCTGGGATCGCAGCACGATATTTATTCATATTCCGCGAACCGGCGGCATGGCACTGTCTCAGGCGATTGAGCAATATTTCGTGCGCTCCACAGTGGACTTTTGGGAATCACGCATCCATGCAACGTACTTAGAGCTGCAGCCGCAGTTCCCCTCATTCTCGTTTTTTACCATTATGCGGTCGCCATGGGACATTTTTATGAGCCACTACCGTTGGTGTGCCTTGATGCACTGGCATAATTTTACGAGGACAGCCCACGAAATTGAAGACTATTGCCATTCCGTAGTAAATGCTGGATTTACGAAAGGCTTGGAAGTTATCGCCAAGCACGGCACATTATGCAAACGCCCAGGATTCTGGGCGACCTATGCCGGTGATGGAGTGGACGTGTACCAGTATGATGACCAGCCATTTACTGCAATCAGTTCACGGTTGGATTGCCCAATGGAAGTACCAGTAGTAAATCAGTCGGAGGGACAAAAGCCTCTGTGGACATCCGCTGCCGTGGAGTTAGTCGCAGATATTTGCGCGGATGACATTGAGCGTTTCGGATACGTGCCACCAGTTGTCTAAGTTGCGGAGTGGAAGGATGACAACGAACGAACATTGCTCATTCGACGATTTGATTGTTCGTGGTAAGCATTGTCACGGCAACGTTAAGAAATGGCTGGCTGAACAGAATCTGATCGGCACTTACGGAAAGCGGTATGTTGACGTGGGGGCACTCTGGAGAGACGGCACACTTGGGTTCGGCGAAACTATATCGGTGGCGGCAAAGTACACCAGGCAACTTACGATCATTGATCCTGTAATAGACTGGTGGCCACCAGTACGGGATAAGCTACTCGGGATGGGGATCAGTTGCGAGTACCATCCCATGGACGTACTGAAGTACGCTGGACCGCCATTTGATGTGTGTCAGTGCACTGGTGTAATCTATCACTTTCCAGATCCAGACTTGCTGTGGGCGAAGCTCACTGAAATCGTGCGTGAGCGACTAGTCATTCACACCATAGCGGTGCCTCACTGGATACTGGATCGTGGACGCATGCGGTTAACGGACTGCACTCCTGAGATGCGGCATGCTGTGGAAGAATTCTGGAACGCCAGGCTCGGCACAGAGTGGGTTAAGCCAGAGTCAGAGATGGGGCAGCAGTGCAAGTATGCGGCGATGCATCAAGTCTATTCGTACCGGCGACTGCTGCGAGAAGCGACGGATTACGGGTGGCAAGTAGTGTTTGACTTAGCTTGGGGAAACGGCCTCAACGTCGCCCTGCTCCTGGAACGCTGACTGTCCGTATTTTCATCCACACCCAAAAAGAGTTTTAAGAAACGCACTCGTGCCTCCTAGCAGCATGCCGAGCAGGAGGAATAAAACGAGGGCGACGATATTCAACACCACGAAAGCCAGCCACAGTCCCAAGCCTCCGTAAAAGCCACGCTTGAAGCATTCGCCCGGCGGGAGGTTGTCGGCTCGGCATCTGAGAATCGGCCGCGCACTGGCTGGGACTGCTGGCTGGAAATCTCTGATCACTGGCGGCTCGTGCATGTCACACCTCCTACCACGGCGGAAGCGGCGCCGCGGATAACTGCCCCCGATCAATATACCACTGCTCGGTTGTCGTTCTACTGCGATGGCCGAGCAGCTCGGTCCCGCGGCCTGGAGCCACCCGCTCCATCTGGGTGGCAGCCGCACGGCGGAGCCAGCGGAACGTGCCACGCCTGATTCCCGCCACCTCCACGAGTCTGCGGAACCTCCGGTAGAATGCCTCCCTCCTGCCCCACAGCGGCCAGATGATGGCCTCGGGCGTCTTCCCCCTGCATTGCACCTCCAGCTTATCCCGCGTCTCTGGGCGAATCCTAGCTCGTGTGGCACGGCCCGTCTTGCCCTGCCGCCAGGAAATCACGTCTCCAGTCACGTCAGCCACCCGCAGCCGCAGAAGATCGCCCAGCCGGGCAGCGGTGTCATAGCCGACTCGCACAAGACTGCCCCACCAGATGCTGGCTGTGTCCGCCATCTCAGTGAGCCTATGGACTTCTTCCAGCGTCCAGGCCTCTGGGGATCGGGAGATGGGTCTCAGTCGCCGCAGCCGCAGCGGTGGCTCGTCTACGAGTTCTTCCCGGTACGCCCACCACCAGACGGCCAGGAGGTTGCCGCGTTGAGTGCGGATTGTGTCGGGCCGGTGGGTTTCGCGGAGGCTGTCCAGCCAGTCGTTCGCCCGTGCGCAGTCGAAGGCGTCTAACCCGGACGATCGGCAGGACCGGAGGTAGACGCGCCAGGTGCTGCGGAGCTGGGCTTCCGTGGAAGCGGCAACCCCGTAGGGGTGGCGATCGAGGTAGGCTTGCAGGATGTCGGTGGCGAGCATAGGCGGTTCTCCCGCCATAATCTAGCTCACCCGTCCGATGGGTTATTTGTTCCTAAAGACGTAGTCTTCGTCGAATCCCTCAAAGACCACGACTCCGCAAATCTCGCATTCGCCGTGGCCCATGTCCCATTCAATCGCATGGTACTTCCCATCTGGATACTTGCGCCATGCACAGACATCTTCGTACATCGGCCACACGAGACAGCAGTCCGGACACACAAAGGCACCGTTGATGCGGGTGGCTCGCTGGTAGCCATCGTCGTCGAAGTAAGGGCCGTCGATCACTTTGACCAAAGGTATTTGTGGGTTTGTCGAGACGCACACGGGCTAGCCCTTCATATCATCTGGAGTCCATACATACTTTCTGAATTGCGGAAACAGCTCACCAAATTTCTTGTTGTCCCCAAACATTAAATTCCATGCTGCCCACTCAAGCGCTTTGATGGTTTCCGCGAGTTCCAATCGCAGGGACTCATTGTCGCGCTCCAAATTGGAAATATGGGATTCGAGCCCAGATGCATACTGTTCGGCTCTAGCCAAGTCGTTCGATAGATCTGGAATTTCCAAGTTTTCCCATCCTTCACGAAACCTGTTCATCATCGTCTGCCTTTCTTGCCACGTCCGATGGGTTAGGTGGTACTGTCGCGCCGAATTGAGGGCCTCGCGCGTTTCACGGGCTCCGATGGCGGAATTGGTAGACGCGCATGGTTGAGGGCCATGTCCCCGAAAGGGGGTGCGTGTTCGACTCACGCTCGGAGCACTTCGGCGGATGCCGGTATCCGCAAGGACCGGACGGCCACGCTGTGAGCCGTAGGACATCCGCCGTTGTCTCTTGCTAAATGCTATCGTACAAGGTAAGATAAGGGCATGTCAACGATGATCGACAAATTCATGAGCGTGGACGAAGCGGCGGTCGTTATCCAGGTCACGCCTGGTCGCGTCAGGCAGATGCTACGCGCCAAGGTATTGCCTGGAAAGAAACTGCACGGCATGGCGTGGTTGATTGACAAAAAAGACGTTCAGCGGTTGGCTGACAATCGGCCCAAGCCAGGACGCCCCGCGAAATCTCGCTGATGCAGTAGAAATAGCCCGGAAAAAAATCCGGGCTTTGCTGTTGACAAACCCTATCGCACGCAGTAACGTTAGGCCATCCTTAAATCACAGCGACTTCTGGCTCCTCTGAGCCGCAGTCGCACGCAGCGATAACCTGATTCGCCCCTGGATGACACGGCGGTTGCCGGAATGGATTCGCAGGGGCAAGGAGGCTTTGCGTGGAGGTTCGCACGCTTTCCATCGACGAGATCATCGTCGATCCCGCCATTCAACAACGAGCCGACGGGCTCAATATGGCTACCGTGAACGAGTACACGGCAGACTACGAGGCGGGCCATGTGTTTCCTCCCGTCGATGTATTCGAGTCCGCAGATGGGCTGTTTCTAGCTGACGGGTTCCATCGCTACGAAGCTCACGTGTCGCTCGGTTACGAGAGCGTGGACTGCATCATTCACAAAGGAACCCGCAAGGACGCGATCGTATTTGCCTGCGCGGCGAACGCCACCAACGGGCTGCGGCGGACCAATGAGGACAAGCGAAAGGCGGTGCGCACGTTGCTGTCGATGTTTCCCAAGCGGTCTGCGGCGTGGATCGCCGAGAAGGCGGGAGTGAGCAATCACATGGTGGCAGATGTCAAGGATCAGGTTGGAGAATCTCCAACCTCCCAAAGTAGGGGCACCTCACAACCTGCCTTACTTGACGACGCTGAAGACGACGAGCCAGCCGAACAGGAGACGGTGGTCGGCAAGGACGGCAAGATCTACCCGGCGAAGAAGCCCCCAAAGGAACCCAAGTTTCCCGCGTGGGAAAGGTTCGAGCAATACATGCTCAATCTGGCTGGCGTCAAGGACGGGCTCCTCGCTCGCTACGGCCGGTCGGTAAAGACCATGCTGGACTCCCGAGACTGGAACCCTGCCTGTAACGACATGGCAATTCGCTATTGCGATGAGTGCATTAAAACCCTGCAGTCCTTACGAAAGGAATTCAAGCAATATGTCTAAGAACTACAGTCAGCAATTGCAGGATGTGGCTAGAGAATACGCCGCGGCAGCTTCACCGCAGTACCAACTTGACGAGCTGGTTAAGTGGGCGATTGACACGAAGAAATGGCAATTGTCGCAGCAGGATACATTCAAGATTGCCCGCAAACAATTCTCTGATGCCCTACGTGTGGCCAAGGATGATGACGGCATTCGCACGTTTATTGACGCGAAAGTTCATCAGCTACGACTGTGGGCCGATCGACGCGATGCCGACTGGACGTTACGCCAGGCGTTTCTTAACGAGCAGGCACATCGCGTGGTGCAGTATCGGCAATCGGTTGTCGCAATGTGGGAGACGCTCAATGCGGAGCGGAAGAAGGGCGAGGCGCAATTTACGCTCATATTCAATTGGGAGGATGAGGAAGGTAATGTCGCATGACACATCAGCTCTCCCTCTTCGACGCCCCGCGTACACTCGCTCCGCGTGACCCAAACACGCACAGTGAGGACGTCCCCCGTCTCTCCGGCCAGAACGCCGTAATCCTGGCCAGGCTGCGAAGCGGCCCAGCGACGAACAACGAGATGGCGGAGTTGTCCCTCAAATACACGTCGAGAATCTCAGATCTGCGTGCCGCAGGCTACACGGTTACCTGCGAGCGTCTACACAGAGGTCTCACTGTCTACAGGCTGACACAATGAACGTATTGCTGGACCCGAAAAGCATTGATAGTTATCACCAGTTTCTAGCTATCAAGAGGCTGCCGTCCTGGAAGATCCAGGGGCGACTGGCCGAATTCCCTGATGAATACGCTGAACAGATCCTCGGCCGCAGAGCAGAGTACCACGATGTTGACTGGACGCCATCTCCTTTCCTCTACGACTACCAGCGTGACATCACCACCATGGCCATTCGCAAACGCAAGTATGCGGTGTTCGCGGACTGCGGACTCGGAAAGACGTTTATCATGCTGGAGTTCGCCCAGGCGGCCCGCCAGGAAATGGCTCGCAACGGTCGTGGCTTCCTGATCGTCTCCCCGCTGATGGTCGTGCCGCAGACACAGGGTGAATGTGAAGCACGCTACGGATTCGCACCGCCTTACATCAAGGCAGCGAAACTCCAGGACTGGCTCAACCACTGCCAAGGTGAAATCGCCATCACCAACTACGAGGCAATCCGTGACGATTTGGTTCCAGGACGCCTTGGCGGACTGGCTCTGGACGAATCCAGTTTACTCAAGAGCCACTATGGAAAGTGGGGCACGAAGCTGATCGAGCTGGGAAAGGGCCTGAAATGGAAGCTGTGCCTGACGGGCACACCAGCTCCGAATGATCGCATCGAATACGCCAATCACGCAGTGTTTCTCGATGCGTTCCCAACTGTCAACGCGTTTCTGTCCACCTTCTTTGTTAATCGTGGGCAAACCCAAGAGCGGTGGGTGCTCAAGGAGCATGCACTCGGCGCCTTTTACAAAGCCCTGTCGCACTGGTGCATCTTCCTGACTGATCCAGCTACCTATGGCTGGCAGAACAACACCGCAGGCACCGTGCCGCCGATCCACGTACATATCCACGAAGTGCCATTGAGCGACGAGCAGCGACGCCTAGTTTCCAGTATGGATAGCACACTGTTCACGGTTGATCTGGGTGGGATTTCAAAGCGGGCTGCCTACGGCCAGATCGCCAAAGGCTGCTACAAAACAAAGCACATCGAAACGCTGAAACCGCGGTTTATCGCTAAGCTGATCGCCGCATGGGAACAACACGAAAGCACGTTGCTGTGGTGCATCTACAACGAGGAGCAATCGCGGTTGGAGAGGGAGCTGCCAGATGCTGGCACGATTGCCGGCGACACTCCCATTCAGCAGCGACATGAACTGATCGCTGCGTTCAAAGCCGGCCAACTCCGCACTCTCATCACGAAGCCAAAGATCTTGGGATTTGGCCTCAATCTCGAAGTGGCCACGCGGCAGGTGTTCTCGGGATTGCAGGACAGTTACGAGTCCTACTATCAGGCCGTGAAGCGATCCAACCGCATCGGTTCCAAGCGAGCCCTCCATGTGCACATTCCCGTGACCGACATCGAGGAGCCCATGGTAGCCAACGTGCTACGCAAAGCAAAGCGAGTTCAACACGACACCGAGGAACAAGAGCGATTATTTAAGGAGCTGTCATGGACATCCTAGCTGGCAGGCAGTGGCACATTGAACGTGGTGACTGCATCGAACACATGCCCGAGATGCCCGAGGCTTGCGTTGATTTCGCGGTGTTCAGCCCGCCGTTTCCATCGCTCTACGCTTACACCGACAGCGAGTGCGATATCGGCAACAGCGAGAATTTCGCAGGAGACGCCAAGCTGCATCTGAGCTGGTTTTACAATCAGTTGGTGCGACTTGTGAAGCCTGGGCGGGCTGTCTGTGTGCATGTGATGCAGATCCCTCGTATGAAGCGATCTAGTGGTAGCGGGCTGTATGATTTCCGTGGTCTGAATATTCGATTGGCGGAGCGGGCCGGTCTGATATTTGGAAACGATATCCCCATCACCAAGAACCCGCAGAGCCAGGCGATCCGCACTCGCAGTCGCGAGTTGCAGTTTGCGGGATTGGAACGCGACCGGGCCAAGAGCAGGCCGGCGTTGAGCGATTACATCCTCAAATTCAACACGCCGGGAGACAACGAAGTGCCAGTCGATTCGAAAGGGCAAGTCAGTCGCAACGAATGGATTGCATGGGCCGAGGGAGTATGGGATTGGCGGCAGATAAAGAACACGGACACGCTCAACGTGGCTGAAGGCAGAGACGAGAAAGACACCAAGCACATCTGCCCATTACAGCTCGAAGTTATTCGACGCCTTGTCAAACTGTACACCAATCCAGGCGAGATCGTGTTCTCTCCGTTTACTGGGATCGGATCGGAGGGCTACGTGGCCATTACAGAAAGTAGGAGGTTTTATGGGATTGAGCTAAAGCAATCCTACCACGAAGCGGCCTGTCGCAATCTGGCTCGGGCTGCCGCCGACACCTACAGACAATATTCACTGTTTGACTCCATGCCGAGTATTCGCAAACACGTCGAACGTGGCGGCATCGCGTCGCCGTCAGCAATTGTCGTCGAAGACCAGGAGCACCACCGATGACCCCCCAGTCACGCCTGCATGTCCACCTGGACCCGATCACCAACCGCCATCGTCTGTACCTGCCCGATGAACCTGGGCGACCGATCCTGGAGGCGGACGAGACGGTGGACTTTGATTCGTTTTTACGCTGGGTGGCGAAACAGCGCGAGAAGCGAGAGGAAGAGAAACAACGTTCCCACGTCAGCTCGTAGCTGGCGAACCCCAGCCCACTGTAACTTCCGCTACGGCGGGCTGGATTTTGAAGACAACTGGACCAGACCCGATTGGACACGACGCGACTTGACTCGACCAGACCAGACCCGACGCGACGAGACGGGACATGACCTGACTCGATCCAGAGAAGAGACGAGACACAGCGACGTGACATGACATGACATCACGTGACGAGACAGGACCGGACGTGACATGACACGACCAGACCAGACCTGATTTCATTTCACAACCACTAACGGAGGTAGCCATGGCTGGAAACTCAGTAACCCCAGCGTTCCAGTGCTCGATGGAGGCGAGGCAGTTGGCGGATTTCCTGATCGCCCATGCGGCTAAGCAGAATTTCGACACAGTGTTGAGCTACGAACAACTCAGCAAAGTTGCTGGGTGCGATCTTAGGGTGAAAAGAGGCATCGTGCAGACAGCTCGGAACATCTGTCTGCGGGAGGCCAACGCCTGGTTTGCCACAGTGTGGCGTGAGGGTATTAAGTTGGCCACACCGCACGAGGCAAGCGCGGAAGGTGAAAGTGGAAGGCTGTCGATTGTGCGGACAGCGACGCGATCATTACGAAAGATGGCGGTGGTGAAGTACGAGGCGTTGGACGAGTCACAGAAAGTCACACACAACCTGAACGCATCGATCCTTGGTGCAGTGCGGCTGATGAACAACCGCAGCAGTCGGAAGAAGATCGAGGGCGCGGTGGCTCAGGCCAGTGAGAAGATCCCCACTAAGTCGCTATTTCGATTATTCCATGTGACGAATGGCGAGACGTGACGTGACAGGACTGGACAGGACATGACAAGACCGGACGTGACATGACACGACACGACGTGACAAGACCGGACAGGACCACACTGGACCAGACATGACATGACGTGACGTGATGCGACAAGACAAGACCTGATTTCATTTCACAACCACTAACGGAGGTAAGAAGATGAGAGTAGCGATTGCGAAACTGGCGAGTGCGTCACCCTACGGGCAGAGCAAGGCGATTCTCGAAAAAAAGTCGCGAGACGAAACGCACGACCAGTTCGAGGAGCGGACGTGGAAACAGCGATGCCACGTAGGTAAAGATGGGCTGGTGTTCATCCCGCCCACGGCGTTTAAGAACTGCCTGAGTGAAGCTGCTAAGTACAAGAGCATCCAGATCCCTGGCAAGGGTAAAAGCACATACACGAAGCATTTCGAGGCTGGTGTGTTGTGCACAAAGCCCGTGCCACTTGGAGTACACATCGACGACGTGCAAGGGCTGCGGCTGCACGTTCCCGCAGATGGTAAGCGCGGTGGTGGCAAGCGCGTCTGGAAGACGTTCCCGTTTGTCGATGAGTGGACCGCAGACGTCGAGTTTTGTGTGTTGGATGAGATCATCGATAACGATGTTTTTGAGCAGCACTTGATCGACGCTGGGCAGTTCATTGGCATCGGGTACTTCAGACCGAGAAACAACGGTTACTGGGGCAGGTTCAGCGTCGAAAAGATGACGTGGAAACAACTCTAGGTGGTTGTGAGACGTGACAAGAATCGACATGACAGGACTGGACAAGACAGGATGCAACTAGACCTAACGAGACAAGACCAGACTCGATTCAGAGAAGAGGCGAGACACCGCGACCTGACCCGACGGGACTCGATGTGACAACACCGGACAAGACGGGACGTTACGAGACCAGACTCGATTCAGAGGAGAGACGATACATCGCGACACGACGACACCGGACACGACGTGACTCGACAAGACACGACATGACTCGACAAGACACGACATGACGTGACGAGACCAGACTCGATTCAGAGGAGAGACGATACACCGCGACACGACGACACCGGACAGGACTTGACTCGACGCGACAGGACCGGACTCGACAAGACCAGACTCGAGTCAAAGGAGAGACGAGACACCGTGACGAGACATGACATGACATCACGTGACGAGACGCGACCAGATGCAACAAGACAAGACTCGATTCAGATGGGAGATGGAACACCATGACACGACTCGACCCGACGCGATGTGACTTGATTGGACGAGACGCTACAAGACCAGACGCGATTGGAGAAGAGACGAAACACCGCGACATGACATGACTTGACAAAACGCGACACGACGTGACGCGACATTACTGGACTCGACTGCACTAGACATGACTGCACTAGACCCGACGTGACCGGACAGGACAGGACCGGACAGGACAGGACGCGACAGGACTTGACAGGACTTGACAGGACGCGACGGGACACGACAAGACTCCATTACCACCAGCAGGACGCACCAGCATGTACCGCAGCGAATGGAATCCACTTGATCAATGTTTCCGCGTCACCACCCGCCGCGGGACCGTGGTTAAACTCTGCCACTCACTGCCCCAGGCCATGGAAGCGACGATCGAAGCTGCGGCCCACCTGTCTGACGATCAGCATGAGTTCCGCGTCTTGTGCACACGACTGCGGCGTCGCATGCGGATGCGGGAACGGATTGGATACCTGAAATACTTACGGGCGTGGAGGACGGAATGACGGAGGAGGAAGTGATCCAGGCCCGTGAGTTAGCCACTCGCTGGGACGGCGCATGGGAGGTAGACGGACGCACGATCCGTCCCAGCGAGATGGCGATTTTGCGGACACTGACGCGCTGCACCCGAGAGCAGCGGATTGCGCAGTACGAGTGCAGCGATTGCCTCGGGCCATGGGACGACGGGCACTGCGCGCACGGTATCGGGAGATGCAGGTACGTTACAGAAGCACTGGCACTAATTCAGAGGAATGAGAGCGATGGCATTTGAACAATTACTGAAAAAAAGACGTGGCACACATGGAACTGTTGAAGGTGTGCTATTGTCGTGCACGTCAGCAAACAGAAGCAAGAAACACAAATGTTTGTGTGTTCGCTTTGCAGGCGACATTATGCGGAAGTGTCGATGGAAGCCAGGAGATTGCATCGTACTTGAATTGGATCGTGAATCGAAGTTGCTAAGGTGTAGCAGGACACCTGATGCAACGCTCGGGTTTAAGCTCGTGCCAACACATCATGGCAGCAAGACGGGTGCATGTTGGATTAAAGCTACAGCACCAGAATGGGTGCCAGCGATCTTTCCTCCTGGAACAGTGCGGTTTCAGGCTGATTACTGCATTGATGCGGATAGTGTAACTGTCGATTTTTAATGTGGAGGTATAAGCGATGGCCAACAATGAGCTGATAAAAACCGAACAGCGAATGGCGAAGATCGATCAAGTAGTGGGTGAGTATGGCCTGGCAGCCATCGAGCACCTGCCCACATTCACACGAGGACTGACACTGGCTAAGGCCATGAAACAACTGCGCGAACTCGTCAATGATGAGTTCATGCGGGACATCATGGAGCTGTGCGATAGCCCATTGGGCTTTAAGACGGATCGCGCCGAAAAAGGGCAGAAGTACGACGTGGCCACCGTGAAAGATGCGGTAATCCACTGCCTACTACGAGGCGGCAGTGTGGTGGGCAACGAGTTCAACATCATCTCGGGACGCTGCTATCTCACCAAGGAGTTCTATGAGCGGCAGGTGCGAGGCCTCGTGCATGACTTACGCGTCATCGAGCACGTGCCGCACAGCACAGGAGGCGGTGCCCTGGTTGGCATGGAGGCAACCTGGGTGCATGCGGGACGACGCGACAGCCTTAAGTGCCTCAAGACAGACGCTGGTGACGCCCGGATTGCCGTGCGAGTGAACTCCGGTATGGGCGTCGATGCGATCCTGGGGAAGGCATATCGGAAGCTCTACGCCAGGATCTACCGACGCGTCACTGGTTCCTCGTGGCTGGAGGCAGAGGCCGCGGACGAGCCAGACGAGGACGTGGTGAGCGTGCAGGAGCCCGAGGCGGTGGCTGAGGCTGTGGTGGATGAACCGATGCAGGAAGATGAGTCGGAGCAATCCAGCGTGCTGGATGGCATCCAGAGCGTCCTGGAGGCCATGGACGAGATCCTGGCGGTGAATCAATACCAGGCCCACGCCATGGGGCTGTGTCGCACGGACGAGGAGCACGCGAAATTGGCGGAATGGTGCGATTGGCGACGCGAGATGATACGGGAGAGCAGGGGCAGCAGGGCGAGTGTCGTGGATTGAGTTGACGAATGTCGTTTTTATTGCACATGATCTGCGGCGCTGAGGGAATCATGAAAACCTATTCGGTCTATTGTCCCGTGTCTGCTGGTGAATTCGACCCGATCTGGGTGGATTTCCTCAGCAACCGGCAGACGCGGGACAGTGGGCCGATGGGAGTGTCGCACCATGGCTGGTGACTGGATCAAGATAGAGCTAACCACGCCCAACAAGCCGGAAATCGACGTCTTGGCTGAACTACTGAATGTGGGTGTGAATGATGTACTCGGTGGGCTGGTTAGGCTGTGGATCTGGGCAGATCAGCAGACCGTCGATGGTAACGCTCACAGCGTTACCAAATGCGCAATAGATCGTCACTCAGGCGTTACCGGATTGGCGGAAGCGCTGCTTTCACCTCGCGTGAAATGGTTGATTGCGCATGAAAACGGCGGTTTCGCGTTTCCTAACTTTGAAAGACACAACGGGCAAACCGCTAAGCGGCGGGCACTTACGGCAAAACGAGTCAGCGAATGCAAGCAACGCAAAGGTAACGCAAAGGTAACGCCAGCAGCGTTACCTAGAGAAGAGAAGAGAAGAGAAGATATATCTACTAAAGTAGATAATAGTAAGTCACGGAAGAGATTTTCTGGCGAGGATATGGAATGTGCGACATGGATGTTGCAGACCATACAGAACGACACAGACCAAAACGCCAAGGCCAATCTGGACGACTGGGCCAATACGATTCGCCTGATGCGCGAGGTGGATAAGCGCCAGATATCAGCCATCCGCGAAGTCTTCGCGTGGGCGCATCAGGATCCGTTTTGGTGCCCGAATATCCTCTCGCCTGCCAAGCTGCGGAAGCAGTTCACATCTTTGCTGGCCAAGAAGTCATCCGGCAACGGCCAGCCCCACAAAAAAACGAGCGCCGAGTACGTCGCCGAGGCATTGAGGAAATCCGCTGAGCGTGAAAAGGAGTGGGCTAATGCTAAGTGATTTTGATAGGTGGCTCGAATACCACACAGAAGCCTATGCCGGTTTTGGTAAGTGGATCACAGACAACCCAGATCAAGTACGCTTCATGCGGCGACTGCTGGAACCCTACGGCATCACGCAGTTGCAGTCAGCCACAGATCGCCTTTACGCCCTGGACGATCAGCCACGTGGCTACGGCGAGCACGCCCGCAAGATTCGCCAGATCATCAGCGAGTCAGGAGGCCCTGGCGATTCGCAGCCAACTGGCCCGGAGGTGCGTGACGATCACCTTACGGCACGCTGCTGGCGATGCATGGATTATGGCAGCGTCAGTGTCCTGTCTCCAGCGACGCTTAAACGCATGCACGCTGGTGACAGCAGCCACGGATTGATGACGTGTGCCGTGGCGTGTAATTGCGACGCCGGGCGAAAATACACCCGACTACCAAAATGGAGTAACAGTGCCAACCTCGTCCGCTACGAGGATGTACTGGATTACGCCTCGGAGAACCACGTCGACATGTGGGAGGCTGCATTGATCGTCGAACGTGAGGCTGCACGGCATGTGCTTCCGCAGGCAACGGAATTGACGGGAGATGTGTTGCCATGACCGTTACACTCACCCAGCCCGTTACCTTCACCGTTCCAGGCGTCCCCATCGCCCAGCCTCGCCAACGCTACACCAGGACTGGCATCAACTACACGCCATCGCAGCATCCCGTCCAGCAATGGAAGGCACGCGTCGTCTTCGCCTGGCACGATCTGCACCAGGAACCGTTGGCAGGCCCAGTGCGGCTGGAGGTGTATTTCGAGATGCCCAGGCCGAAAAAGTATCTGGCAAAAAAGTGGCTGGGCGTGCTGCTCTGGCACGTGAAGAGGCCAGACGCCGACAACCTCATCAAGGCGATCAAGGATGCACTCAATGGGCTGGCTTGGCACGACGACAGCCAGGTGTGCCAGCTCTACGTCGAAAAGCGGTACACGGCAGGCGGCGAGGAACCGAAGGCTACGATTACAGTGGTGGAGGTGGAGTGATGTACAAACACAGGAAACGCGACAAGAGGAAGGCAGTAATCCGTGAGCGTCTGTTGTTTGGCCCGCATACGTGCCGGATCGGGTTATGTGGGCGGGACGGGACGTGTGGTGTTGATCTACCCGGCATTCGCTTTGGGTACACTGGAACGCATCCAAACGGTGAAGAGCACGAAGTGTGGACGAGAATCTACTTGTGTGAACTACACGCGAAAGAAGAGACAGAAAAATGAACGCCTACGAACTCCGCGGCACACAGAACGAACGCACTGGCGAATCGCATCTTTGGATCACTAAGGACGGCGAGCCAATGGACATGGAAGAAGTCGCCAGCGACTTGCGGGAGATGCAGGCTGAGATCGAGCGGTTGCGGGCTGAGCTAAATGAGGCGAGGTTTGCTGCACGGCACTGCTGTGATGCGCTAAATCACACGGGAGATGGGCGGCTTTATATGCAGGCGTTAGCATTGTGGCCATGGATCAACCAGGTGTATGTGGAAAAGAGTGCCGATGAATGACACGACAGTGGTGTGCTGCGGCAGATGCCGCACGCGATACTGCGTGACGAGCCGCATCAGCGGCACAGTTGAGCTGCGATACACACCGCGAGAGCTGGAGACGTGCGAGGAGTGTAGCAGGACAGATCACGCTGAGAAGGCGGGAGGGGATGATGAGTGACATTGTAGAAAGATTGCGAGAATGGAATCGGCGGATGAATGATGGCAAGGAGCGGATGGCATTGTTGAAAGATGCCGCTGACGAGATCGAGCGGCTGCGTGATTCTCTGGCGATTGAGACTCGCAGAGTCAACGCGGCGATTGACATCCAAGCCGAGACGTTTATGGCAGAGACACAGCGGGACGAGGCCGTGGAGGCGGCTGTCAAAGCGAGGAATGGGCTGTTACACGATGCTGATTCTCGTCTGTACCTGTTCGAGGCTCTCGCGGAGGATTATCCGTGGTTTGTGTCTGGAGGAAGTGATGGTCAAAGCACAAACAACTCGTGAGCAGGCTAAGATCGCCGCAGATACTGGGCAAGCTCTGTTCGCCTTCGCATGCAAGAGCGGCGGCACGTTCTCGTGTGATGGTCCTATTTCGCATGAAATCGCCAGCCCGCTCACGCGGCTGATGGCGATGGTCGTGGCGGATCGCGTGCCACCTGGTGAGCTGGAACGGTTCGTCAAAGAGCTGGAAGGGAGGGGATGATGAGTGATTTTGTAGACGCTCTTCGCGAGCACAATTTCAACAATTGGGCAGAGGCAATGGAGTACGCTGCCGATGAAATAGAGTCATTGCAGGGTGAGGTTGAGCAATTGCGTGAACATGAACGCGTGTTGATGCGGCAGCGTTACGAACTTGAATGTGAGCGAGATGCGTGTCGTCGTCTGCTGCGGGATATTATAGTTCGATATAACGAGTCAGATGAGGCGAGTCGTACTTATGACGGTAGTGACACACAGCGCGGCATTCGAGTTACATCGCGATGGCGCGACGAAGTCGCGAGGGCGATGGGAGGGGATAGTGAGTAAGTGTACGCATGAAGAACGCTATCTGCGGCATCGTGACGATAGATCAGAGTTGTGGTTGTATTGTACTGTGTGTGAAATTGAGCGGTTACGTGAGGAGTTGCGTGAGACGAAACTGCAGTTGCGACTCATGGAGTCGGAGGTGGCCAAACTGCAAGGACTAGAGGGCGTGGACGATGAGAACGATTTGTAAATGCGGCTCGTTCGCGATCAACGATGACCCGGAGCATGAACGTTGTGACGTGTGTTGGCGAGATGACGAGATCGAACGGCTGCGAGAGTTGCTGGATAACGAGAGCTGCCAGAACGCCAGTGCCAAGACAATCCTGACTGCGTTTCGTGCGCATGCTGATGACTGGCTGCGGAAACACGACGAGAACAGGAGCTGAGACATGTTTCCAGTGCATTGGACTCCCCCTGTCCTGAAATCGCATTTGAAGCCGTGTCCATTATGTGGAGTCAAAGATCTGCCCAGGCACATCTCACTGTTAGGACGATGCCTGGAGTGTGCACAGCGTGATCTGGCAACGCTTGACCAGTGGGAAGCTGCGTATCAATCGTGCGAGGAAGAACGCAGCTATTTGCGTAACACCGTGGTTCCTCATATGGAAGAGGTTATTCGCCGACGCGACGACAATATCGCGCAGTTGATTGAGCAGTTGCATCACCATGAAACTCCCAAGTAAATCGCACGTATGCACGGTGTCATCGTTTTGCGCGTCGCTGATTCCGCAGCCCTGGATGCAGCGACGAACGCACACGGTTTCCACTCGCTGCGAAGTCTGTGGTCGATGGTACTATTGGTGGCCCAAGCAGAAATGGTTGCGGTGTCGATGTAGGAATAAAACTGGAGGGGATGATGTCTGAGGACTCCTGGAATCGCATTGCCGTGCAGTTTGTG